TTTAGCAACAAGTGGTCTTGCAATACCGGATACTTCTTCAGGTATTTGTTTAAGATTTTCTAATGCTTCTTGTCCTGCATCTTTGTTATATATTACTGTATCATCATATTTATTTTGAAAAGAACTTATTTGTTCTGCTACACTATCTAGCATCATTTTTTCTTGTTGAACTCTAAATGTATTACTTACTCTCTTTTGATCTGCTAGTAATTTTGCATCTAGTTTTGGTCTAAGGTATTCTCTAAATCTAGCAGGTACATTCTGCATATATTGATCATAGACAGGTTGCATACGTTGTAAGAATTGATCTGCTGTTTGTTTACGTGTCTGTGAATCACTTGCTACTTTAAAACTTTCTTCTTCAAACTGACGACCAAGATCCTCTTTCATTTTTATAACAACCATTTTGTCATAAGCATCTTGAGATGGTTGCCAAAAGAAACGATCAGGTTTAAATTGCTTTGGTCTTTTTACAGTTGTTTCAAGTCCATCATCATCTGTATAGGTATACTCTTCTTGTTCAAACTGTAAGTTTTCTATAGAGTTTTTCATAGCCAACTCATCAGCTTTATTTGCAAGTTTACCTAAAGTTTCACTCTGAGTTTCCATAGTTTTATTCCACTCAGCTTGTGCTCTAGCTTCAGCCCTTATTGCAGTATCTCTTCCTGTTTGTGAAGTTACTCCAACTTTATCTACATATGTAACTTTTTGTGATTCTTTAATAGCCATTAGTCACCACCCATCAATCCACCATAATTAATTTCAGATAATGCTCCAATAGTTTTACCTACTCTTCTCATTCTACGTGCTTGCATTTGTGATCTGAATGAACGCTGTACTGCTTCTTGGGCAATACCTGCCTGTTGTGCTTCTAACTCTTTTGATAACTGTTCTTCTCTACCCATTAATCGTAATAGATTAGAATCACGTTGTTCTCTTTCTCTATTAGATTTTAAAAATGCCTGAAAAGATGCAGAATTAATATCAGCTCCAGACGCACCAAATTGTGCCATATTTGCATAGTGATTAGCTTGTGCTTCTCTTTTACGTGAATTTATTTGCGTCAATGTTTTTAATGCCGCCGCCTCAGAGGCATCTAACGCCTGTTGTCTTTGTTGTGCAAGTGCTTGTTGTTCATATGCATTCATACGAGCAAGTGATTCATCTTCATATTGATCTGCTTTATAGTCAGTATAAAACTGAGCTACTCTAAATCCTGCACTTAATAACTGTTCACACATTAGTAATATACCTCAGAGGTTATTGATAATATTCGTAATGGCATTGGTTTTGATTGCGATATAGTTACAAAGGGTTCTTGACTATATCCAAGAGAATGCACATCTTTCTTTCCTGTAAAGCCTACCATTTCAAATCCATTATTTGTAAGAAGTACATCATTACTATTAACTTGTAAATCATATGTTTTAGATAATTCTATAATAGTTTTACCTATTTTTCTAGGTAATCCATATGTTGTTCCTAAACCTCTTATAGGTTGTACTGCATCTATAGATAAAGTTTGTATATCAATATCAAACGATAATCCAATATCTATTGCTGAAGCAGGTGTGTCAAATACAACTACTCCTGTTGAAGATACAGTTCCTGATCCATAATATTGTATTGTATCATCTTCTGTAGTACCTGATGTTGCGTGTACAACTTTTGCTGTTAAATCAGGACTACTATCTAATCCTGTAAATGTTCTACTAGTTTTAAATGTAACAGCGTCATTATCTGATGCTGAAAGACTTGCATCTAGTGTTATTTGATATTCATTAGTAACACCTGTTGCATGAACAGATTGAATAACGTAATCAGTTGAACCTATCTCTATTGTTTCACCTGCAAAAGGTTGGCTTGTGCAACCATCAATAGTAATAGCTGACTTACTTGTAACTGCTCCATTAACAAGCACAGTTCCATAAGGTTGATAACTTGAAGATATTGTTTTACTTACAGAACAATCTGTTGGTAGTTCGAACTGTGAATTACCAAACTGTTCTAAATAATATTTAGTAGCACCATCTATTGTTCTTTTAACAGATGCATATAAAAATTTAGTAATACCTGCAACAGATTCATATTCCCCATCAGTTGTCCATATAACCCAACCTTGTAACTTTTGATCTCTATTACCCATAAAACATCCTAGTGATCCATCATCATTTGCAAATAACATAAACATTTCTGTTCTTACACCAGTAGATTTTAATATGCCTGTATCTTGTGGATCACTAACTGCTTGTGGCGAAAGAACTGTTAAAAGATTTGGTGTATATTCTTCATTGGATGAATTATAAAAATACTCTCTAACGGATTTTCCATTTGGTTGTACAAATATAGCCGCTCCATCGAATATTCTTGGCATACATTTTTGTACTGTACCTAAACTACTCTGTTTTATAATTTGCAAATCAGTTGGTGTAATTGGTCTACCTACTTGTGGTTTAAGAAAAAACTCACCTGTAGATGTAAATATCTCTAAATTTTTACCCGACACTAAATGTAATATTCTATTTATTTCGTCAGAAGAAATATTAATTTGAATTGCATCAATGTCTTCGGCTTCTCCAATATCAAAATTAAAAAAGTCTGCAAGTTTACTTCCAACAACAATATCAGGTATTGCTCCACCTGCAAAAAATAATCTTTGTTGATGAAATCGTGCTGTAGTTGGAAAGCCATTATATGAATTGTATACTTCTTCATCCCATGCTCGTGTTGGTGGATGTCCTATAATACGCACATTAGTTCCACCACCATCTTGAGAATCGCCTGCTGTATCACCTGATCCTGCTGTATAAGAATATTTATCATCATCAATAAATGTAATAGTAAATGTGCCATTAAGATGATTTTCTGTTATACCTGTATTTGATGTATTTAATATTGATTCTGCACCTTCAATCGTTATAGATGCACCATTAGCAAAACCATGTTGAGGATGTAATACAATAACAGTACCTGATCCCTCTTCTGTTCGTAATGGATCTTCATCAAGTTCAATAGATACATCTCGCAATAATTCACCAACAGCATTAGTAGAATCAGTAACACTTGTTATTTCTATTTCAGATCCATGGTATCTAATTATATTACCTACCATGCTACTTTCGAAGTAAGCAGCACTTGTAACTAAGTTTACTCCAGTTTGTGCTGTAGTTTGATCTATATCTAAAGTTACATCATCATCTGCAAATTTAAAATAGGGTTGAAATGTTTGTGAACTATCTGTCGATTGTTTAAATGCAAAAGCAGTACGAGTAAAAGTAGTAGCACCAGTTCTTTTTATTACTTGAGGATTAAAGTTAGTATGACAAACAATCATAGTATCGCCTGATTGTGTATATGTGAGTTCAAATAACTCTGAAGTTGTCCATGGGCAACTTGATAATGTTTGATGTAAAGTTCCATTTGTAGAATATATTTTTAACTTAGTATTCTGAAATGCAAATATATATTCTTGACTAGCAGAAAATATAAATGGTTCTAAACGACTTTGTTCACCAAGGTCTGCTCTAAATAGAGATCCTTGTCTTCTTTCTACTGCTCCTTGATTAAGACAAAAGACATTACGTGCTTTTCGTAATGCTTGTTGGAATGCTCCTACATCAGTACGTGTTACTACAGTTTCGTCTACTTCTCCTCGAGAAAAACTATTTTGATGAACTCTTTGTATTGCCATATCATTATGAACTACTAGGTACTACAGCAGTAATTCCATTAGCAGTACCTCTATTCCTTACTTCTATTAATAAACTAGTATTTAGCTTACGTGTAGTTTGTGTTTGTGATTCCATACTACGTGCTTGTTGTAATTGTATTTGTGATCTCTTTTGATACAAAGTAGAAAGACTATCGTTTCTTGCTATAGCTCCTGCAAATAGACTTGCTAGTTCAAAAACAAGTATCTGAGTAAAATAGTCAGGAAAGTCATTCTCATGTGGTTGATATGTATAATGACAAACAACAGTATCGTTTGTGCCTGTGTTTGTATATAAAAATTCGTTATATCTATCAAATAAAATTACCTCATCTGATACAGTTAGTGTATGTACTAATAATGCATCTGTCGGTATTTGATATGCAGAATCCCATTTATCTAATGGATCTGTTGCACTCTTTGAAAGTTGCTGTTGTTTACTAGCAAACCTCCAACGTGCTTTTGTTAATAAATTCTTTAAAGTTGATTCGTATAATTGATTAGAAACTACTGCTTCAGTATTGTTATCGTTAAATGATGAAATTATATTAGCACCTACAAGTACAAGTGCCTGATTTGCTATATCTAC